ACGAAAAGGACGTGTTGCGACTATCCTTGGAACTCTACAGGCTACGCTAACAGACTTCCGGTACCTACGTAAGATATGGAAGACTAACACAGAAGAAGAGGCACTGCTGGGTGTATCGTTGACAGGGATTATGGATCACCCGCTGCTGTCAGGGAGAGAGGACAATGCGAAACTTAAGAAGTGGCTTACGGCGTTACGTGAGGAAGCTATCGCTACGAATAAAGTATGGTCTGATAGACTTGGGATTAATCCTTCTGCTGCTATTACTGCTGTTAAGCCCTCCGGTACTGTCAGTCAGCTTGTGGATTCTGCTTCAGGGATTCATCCGAGATACGCCAAGCAGTACATTAGACGCGTGAGGGCTGACTCTCGTGATCCGCTGTGTAGCGTCCTAGAAGCCGCTGGAGTGCCCGTAGAGACCGATGTAACGTCACCCACTACCAAGGTATTCTCCTTCCCTATGAAGGCTCCTGACGGCGCTGTGACAGCCTCTGAGATGGGTGCTATGGAGCAACTAGAGCTATGGGAGATATATCAGGACTACTGGTGTGAGCACAAGCCTTCCATGACCTGCTACTACCGGGACAATGAGTTTCTTCAGGTGGGACAGTGGCTGTACAACAAGTTTGACAAGATCAGCGGTATCTCGTTCTTGCCTTACTCAGACCACACGTACCAACAGCCTCCTTATGAACCTATTGATGTGGCTACGTACAAGAAACTAGTGAAGGACTTCCCGAAGGAAATATCGTGGGATATAGAAGAGGCCAGCGATATGACCGAGGGTAGTCAACAACTGGCCTGTACAGGTAACAACTGTGAGTTATGACATGAAGATGATTGAGTAACCCTCAGACTTACCTACGTCCTCTGGCTTCTCTTTAGGGTCATAGGGCGTAGGTATTCCCTCCGCTTGCATCTTCTTGATACGATCCTTTGACTTCTGACACATCGTGTGGTACTCCATAGATGTGTAATTTACTGTGTGGTCTTTATTTTTCTTCATTAGATTACTCCAGCTTCTTTTTCAACAATGCGCTCTTCTTTCATTCTTTCTTCAGCGTCTTCCATGTATCCTTTATAAATTTCTATTGCAGCCGCCCTATCCAGCCTAAGCTGTTTTACCATTTCAGGATTAGTTGCTGTCTTAATTCCCTCATTAAGGCTTTCTAGCAAGAGGTTAAGCTCTTTCTGGTAATAAGCCTTAGAAAACATCTTTTTTCCTACGTTATACCCAGAGACAGTCGCAAAAATTCCTCCAAAAAAGGGAAGAAGTTTGGTATTTATGGCCGACTGCGCCAGAGCCATTTGAGCTAAGGGAGTTGAAGGAAGTTGAATGTTTAGTGCAGCTAAGTTGTCTGATATTCTTGCCAACGTAGTCGAACCTTGAGGCAGTCTCCTATTTATTGACCCTAGAGCGTCTAACAAAAGAGATTGCTCCCTTAATATATTAGACGAAGTAGCGTCTCCTGCTCTGTCTAAAGAGTCGTTTAACGATCTTCTTATTTCGTCATAAATATCGTTTCTGACTAACGCTCCTTTTTTACCTTCTTTTGCTTTAAAAAAATCTTGCCCGTATTTTTCTTTTAGCCACTTATCTAGGTCTCTTCTAGCCTCAAGTATTTCTAGAGGGCTTTGTCCTCTTTTAGACAATATAGTAGACAGTTGGTTAAAGGCTTGTTGCGCTTCTCTCGTTACTCTTTTGCTTCCTAACCCTTGGTTTTCTTTTATGTATAAAGAAAAACGCTGCTTTACATCTGAAAGTATATCAGAGTGGTTTATTTCAAAGTCTTGTTTAGACAAAAATCTTTTTAAAACTTCGTCTAATTTGGTGACAGCTTCAGAAATACTTTTAGCGTTTGTTCTATCTGTCCTAGACGGATCAACCCTAGCGTATTTTTTTACCGTTTGTATTTGTTCTAACTCTTTAGGTGTTAATAGCTGTTCTTGTTTTCTACTAATTCCTTGTGGGGTTGTTGTTTGAGTGTTTATCTGCTCCTTTGACTTTGGAGGAGATATAGCCTTCCATATACCTCTCTCAAGTCTAGTAAGACTATTAACCTGTCTTTTTTTAGGGTCATAGTACTTAGGATCTAACAAAGACCCTTCTGTTTTGTCTTTTCTTACTGGATCAGCGTTTGGGCCTCTTCTGAACCAACCAGAAACATTAAAAATGCTCTCTACTACAAGAGCAAAATCCGGATTGTTTTCCTTAAAAGAAAACCAAGCATCTTCACCAATTTCCAAAGCCTTTTGAGCCTCTTTCCCAACAGGAGTTTCTGTAAAAGCTGTTACTGCGTCTCTTAGCTCTTGTTTTATAGGCTCTTCTATTTCGTCCGGTATAGCCAAACTGTATCCGTCTTTTGACAGCGTAAAAACATCGCCCATAAGATCCCAACCTAAACCTGCTGTTGCTCCAGCAAGGCCCAACATTTTAGTTGCCGGAGCAAGTCCTTCAGAGTATGGCCCTTGTTCTGTTCTTATATTTACAAGCTGCTCTACTCTTTTAGTAAGAGTCTCCTCTACATTAGACATAAACTTTTCTGTAGGCAGAGGCTCTTGCTCAACAGGCTCTTTAAGTCGTTCGTAATCTTCGTAGGTTAATCTCCTTTCTTCAGGAGTTAGCTCAAAAGACGACTCTTTTCTGTTCTTTTCTGTCAACACAGCAGCAGCATATTCTTCAGCAGTCATGGGAACAACTTTAGGGCCGCTTGATTTAGCAGCAGCCTGAGTTACCATAGACTCATACTCTTCTGCGGTTAGCTTTTTTGCAGTAAAATTTTGCATTTTTAGCCTTTAATCAGTAGTAAAAGGAATAGTAGTTATCGTCTGGGGTTTTTATGATGGTTGATCCTTCCGTTTCTGTTACCTTTCCTCCTTTAGCTTCCCAAGCCCTAACAAAATCTGGGTTTTTCCAGTCAACCTGCGAAGCCCATTGAGATATGTCAGCACCTAAGCCCATCTGCTCTTTAGCTATAATAGAGTTATAATAACCGTCTATCTTTTTTAGTGCTTCAGTAATTTTTGCTGGGTCTGTTAGAGTATCTAAAGAAGCAATAGTTGATTGAAGAAGTGCGTTTTCTATGTTAGAAACTTGTCCTAAAGTAGAACCAGCGTCTTTAATTGTAAGAAGCTGGTCAAAGCCTATGTTTGCTTTGATCGAATTGATGTAAGTTTCTAAAGTTCTGGCATCGGTTTCAGGAAAAACCCTTAAAAGACCAAGCCATCCACCAACTGCTGGCGCATCGCCAATAAGTTTTTCAAAAAACCCAGCCTGTTGTGCGCCCTCTAGCATTTTTATTGCGCTAGATATTGACTGTCTTACTCCTCCAGCTTTATATATAGCAGACTCAGACTTAGCTAAATTACTAGCTTCGGTTGCTGCCGCTTTAGATGTTTTGTACGGCGGTTCTTGTATAACCCCGTCTTTAAACACATAAAAAGACCCTTCATACTCTCTAACATCAATTTTTGGTTTTGGAGGTGCCTCAGATTGTCCTAATTGTTGTCTTGAGCCTAGAATTACTTGTCCTGTGTTATCCGTTTGGTACATTACCGTAACAACAGCTTCTTTATTAGGGTCATATTCGCTTACTTTTACAGGAGAACCAAACCTGCCCTTTGATGTGTTCTGTCCTGTTTCTATAGCCTCTCTCACGTTTTGTGGTGTAGCCCCTGTATTAATAGCTTTTGCTATTGCTGGCTGCATTTCAGCAAAAGTTTTTCCTTCTGCTGCTAACGCAGTAACCTCAGATAGAGCACTCGAAGCCGTTTGTTGTCTTTCTAAAGCAGCTAAGTCTCCTGCTTGAGAAGCCGCAGTAGCTCCTACGGTTGGAGCGTAGCCACCATACTGAGAAACAGCAGATTGAAGTTTGGCTCTATCTCCTGAAGCCATCGCACCTAATAGTGCTTGTTGAGCCTCTTGTTTTTGCTCTAGCTGTCTGGTCTCCCTAATGTTAGCAGGAATCTCAGACAACCTTTGGCCTACATTAGCAATCGCCTGTCCAGTGAGCATACCGTATTGAGGGTTAGCTAAAGCCCCTATTACTTGTTGTGAAAAACGTGGCATTAGTTATCTCCTTTAATTACAAACTGCTCAACCAGTCAAACAGCCCTTCTACACCAGTTGCTGCTATGTTTCCTAGTCCCTGAACAACGCCCGGTATTACTCCACCGACCAAGTTCGCCTGTCCTAGCTGTGCCGCCAAGTAAGCATCCAAAGCAGACATACCTGTCTCTCCGTAGAGACCAGCGCCCTGACGACGAGCAACGTCTGCGATAGACACAAACGGAGAAGCCGCTGACAACATTCCCAACGCTTGTTGCTCTGGCAGATAAGAAGCGCCTAGAGCGCCTAATCCTAACTGCTGTTGCATCTGCTGTAGTCCCATTCCTGTCCCCGCCATTTGAGACATGAGACCAGCATACTGAGAGCCTAGCGCCGCTTGTTGTGCTTGTTCTGCCTGAGCCTGTTGTATTGACATCAGTGCTGCTTGGTTTTGTGCTTCAGTTTGTGCTTTTGATAGCGCAAGTTGTTCAGGCGTTCCTCCAAATTGAGCAGTCTGAACCCCTAGTCTTCCTTGAGACGCTAGACGCTCTTCTAAAGCCAAGCGTTGCCTCTGCTCTTCAGGACTCTGTAACGCCCTGATTTTGTCGTACATCATTGACTCTCTAGCGCCTGTAGGCAAGCTAGACTGGGCCATAAACTGAGCACCTAAGCCTCCAGCTAGTCCCTGTAGTTGGCTCATTTGACCCAAACCGGGAACACCTTGAGTCAGATAATAGTTTGCTTGCTGACGTAAGGCTTCCTGTTGCGCTAGGGCAGCAGGAGACAAGCCTATGTTGAAGCCCCCTTCTGGAGTAGCCATGACTTGTCCCGATCCGCTCGTTACCGTAAACGGACGGAACGCAGTCATTCCGGGAAGTTGTGACGCTAGCTGACCTGCAGCAGTCATCGCTTGTTGACCTGTGGTTCCTATGCCTTGGTATAGTTTACCTAAATCTACATCTGAACCAAAGATGTCTTTCATAAGACTAGAAATAAGACTCATAATGTTTTACCCATCAATGCTAATACGTTAATTTCTTGAATTGAAACTTCAGATCCGTTCATCTCAGTTTCTATGCCTACGGTAATAATAGATCCACCGCTAGTTGCGTTAATAGACTTTCTAGTAATAGACGTACCACCAGAAAACTCAGCGATGTTAAACTCTGCGTCTTGGTTGTAAAACGCTATAGAGCTAGTGTCACCACCTAGCGCAAACGAAGCTGACTTATAGTTTTCGTCTAAGTCATATGACCACTTAACGAATACCGTTTCTGTACCACCGCCTACTATTGTTGGTCGTATCTTCTTTAGAAACTTTGTTTTAGACGGATCACCAAAAGTTAAACCGGGACTCACATACTTAAACCGATAAGACTCTCCTTCGTCTAAGTAAGTGTCGTACTCACCTATACCTGACGTTGTTCCTGTGTACAGGGTTCCGTCTGTAGGTTTACGCTCCCATGCTTCAAACTTTGACCCGGGCCAAACAGTAGCCCTAAAAGATCCGTTTTCTAACCTACCTCGTAGGTCAAAACACAGCGTCGTGTTCTCAGCAGGAAACGTAATTAAATAAAACGAGTTTTCTGGACTGTACACAGACGCAGTAGGCGCAGCCCTGTTAGCAATTAACAAAGTCAACTGACTCTGTATGTTTCTGCTCAAGTCAGAAATGGGCAAAGACTTTTCTTGTATTGCTCGTCCTAAACTACGCAGTCCGTTTTCTGACATAAACAAAACGTCAGTGCCTATGTACTGCACAGAGTTTCTACAAATACAGCCTAGTCCTGCAACAGTATCCGTAAGGGCCATAGTTGCTGGAGAGTTAGCACCGCCGTACACGAGGATGCTGTGCCTACCAAAGATAATCAACGAGTTGTTGTGGGCTGCTAATGCGCGTACTTCATCGAACCCGTCCGGCCACGCTTTCTCTACGTTAATAGAACCACTAGAACCGCCTGTCCAGTCTGAGCCTATCAGCAAGTCAGACCAGTAAATCGTGTTGTTATCAGTAGCAGTGCCTACGCACCACAGCCTACCAAAAGCTGCCAGCGCCTCGTGACAGTACTGAGCAGAAGACACGGACGCACCAGCAACAGAAGACATCTTCGTAACTGCACCGAGTGTGTTAGTGTAAACAAGAGGTTCGTAACCACGCTGGAAGAAATAAGCACCGTCGTTAAAGTTTACGATCTTCCAGTTGTTGTCAGTAATAGAGTACGTTGCAGGAGTCTCATCAGCAAGCGTCCCTATGCCTGAC